GATTGCCAAACTTTAGTTCCTCGCCTTGTACAAATGTACCATCTTCAACATTAACAATAAATTCATCATAGTTCTCTGTTGATTGTATATTGTATTCTTCTATAATAGCAGTTGCACCACTAGTCATGCCAAGTATTCTAAAGCCACTGCGTAACTCTGTTTGTGCATCTAAGAAACTAGCACCTTTGCCAACATTAAGAACTTTAAAGTCGCCTTGGTCTGCTATTGCTATGATAGTACTTTTCTTTTGGCTTACTTGACTGTCATATGTAATAAACTTTTGATATGGACCTAAGCCCTTGCTTGCTCTATTAACAACACGTTCTGCTTCTCTACAAGCCGCATTTAAACTAGCAAATGCTGTCCCTGGAGTTCTACCACGCTTCTCGCCGTATGTGTTATCATCCTTACCGTTAGGACTAACAAATAATACATTGGTGCTTGTTTGGAATGGTGTGCTTGCTACTAGATAGTAGTCTTCGCCATCAGAATATTCTAAACTTTGTGTGTTAGGATTGTATCTAAATAAACCATCAGTTGGACTAGGACGATCTTGTTCGCCACGCATCATTATTTCAGTTACGTTGCCAACTACATCAACTTTTATCTTATCACCAAATGCAGGCTTACCTCCACTTGTTACACCATCACCTATATACAGTTGATCGTTTTCGGTGTCGTAGATAACTTCACCATTAAGCGGTGTAAATGCTTGTCTATCTGCTGTTGGTCCGCGTCTTACTAATATACTACCGCGATCTGGCGTAGAGTCTTCCGACATTTATTAATCCTCTATCAATGGACTGTTTGGTCCGTAAGTAACATTAGGATCGTAAGTCGCTGTACCTGCTAATGGAATATAACCACCATCAAAGTAATTAGACGGAGTTTGGGTAATTGGTTCACCGTCAACTCTATCAACTTTAGACGTATATAGTGGTTTTATTTCTCCCGCATCTACAGGCGGAATATTAAAGAAGTTATCTTTATCAAATGGTGCACCACGTCTAATCATATACTATCCTTTAGTATATTTATCGGACTCTGTGGTGCTTTAGGTTAAGTTACAATACCAGTAGTTTTTTCAGTATATTGCTTTGCAAGTCCTTCTTCAGTTCTTGCTATACATACTATTGCGTTTGCTTTGATCTTAAATTTTGAATGATCAGGGTCAACACTAAACATAAATGGTGCTAATCCTAGACCTTGTCCTTGTGCAATTAATGCCATTGGCTTGTGAAGTGTAACTACATCAGAATCTTCTGAATCATATCTGGCAATGATTTCTTCGCCTGCGTTTAATTTTAGACTTACTGTGTCGCCTGATGAAATTGGTTTTTCTAATAACATATTATTTCCTGTATGTGCTGTTTTCAAACAGTAGATTTCCTGCTACACTTACTCTGTACTCATCAGATGTATAAAATGGATACACCATGTGTTGCAACTTTGAAGAAAATAAAGCAATACCGCCTTCTTGTTCTTGAGGACATAATGATCCTCGGTTGCCGAATACGTCAGAGTAAATAAAGTGAAATTCTCCGTTTACTGCTCGTTCGTTTGTTTTTGTAAATTGTTTTTGTTCGTCTTCCTTATTGTAAGGAATCTTTACCCATATCACAAAACTTATATCTGCGTCATGATCGTGTATAGGGTTGAACTCGTACTTCTCTTGGTAGTTTGCCCAAAGGCTTACTAACTCAGATCTTTGTATTGTAGAATACTTAAACACATCTTGATATACACGAGTCATTTCTTGTACATATGGTTCAAGTATACTATTACATCTAGTCATCTCAAACTCTTTATCAATATGTCCTACTAAGTCTTGATTCTTAGGAGCACTGTTTGTAAAGTTTGATTCAAATATACCATCTGTTTCTTGTCTTACTGCTTGCATTATTTCTTGCGGTACTGTGTCTACCATATATCCAACATTTGGAAGATTGAATATTTTACAAGTTTCTGGGTTTACTAGCATCTATCACCTATAGAGTAAATCCGGTACCATTGTACCCTGTGTTATCAATATATGCAACCATTTGTTCGTAACCACCTACTTTGTTTCCACCTATAATAATCTGTGGGAATGTTCTAGCAGTTGGAAATGTTTCAAATAAGTCTTCTCGAGTAAAATCTACATCTAGTTGCTTGTACTCGTATTCTAAATTATACTTCTCACACATTGCTTTTGCTTTATCGCAATAAGGACAAGCAGGTTTACCATATATGGTTATCATAAACTAAATCCTTTTAGGCTGTCTTTGTCAACATCCTGTTTGATACCACCAATGATATAACTTTCAACTTCTGTCTCCTGCGGTGCAACTTGCAAGCCTGAGCTAGATAGCCAATGTTGTGTCCATGGTAGCGGGTTAGTGTTTACTGGTGCATCAAATATTGCATTCATACCTAGTGCTTTCAAACGTCTGTTAGCAATGTATTCTACATACTGATGTAGTAGTGTATCATTAAGACCAATCATACTACCGTCTTTAAACAAATAGTTTGCCCAGTCTTTTTCTTCTGCAACACATTCACGCCATAAGTCGTATACTTCTTCTTGACACTCTTTAGCAATCTCTGCCATCTCTGGATCGTCTTTGCCTTGCGCCCACAACTTTAATACGTGTGTGCTTAGTGCCAAGTGTTGTGCTTCGTCACGAGCAATTAATGAAATAATCTTTGCAGAGCCTTCCATTAGTTTTAGCTCGCCAAATGCAAACGTACATGCAAAACTTACATAGAAACGTAAACCTTCTAAGATGTTTACTGTTTGCATTGCAAGATAAAGTTTCTTCTTAACATCACGCATGTTGCCTTTGTTGCGATGTGTATACGCATCAGCGGCTTCTGTAAATGCATCGTAATGCTTAGTAACACTTTGTGCTCTAGCAATAATTTTTTCATCATCTAGAATAGTATCAAATACTTCACTTGGGTCAGCATATACATTCTTCATAATGTGTGTATAACTACGTGAGTGAATTGTTTCAAAGAAGTCCCAAGTAACAATACAACCTTCTAGTTCAGGAATACTTACGTGTGGCAAAAATGCTAAACACGGTCCACGTCCTTGTACACTGTCAAGCAGTGTTTGATACTTTAGGTTACTGGTAAAGATATGTTTTTGCTCTGGTCTAAAGTTAGTAAAGTCAGCTCTATCTTTTTGCAAACTTACTTCTTCAGGACGCCAAAAGTATCCTAGCATAGTTTGATTTAGTTTATCAAACACAGGGAACTTAAACACATCATAACGTTGTGTATTCTGATCAGCACCAAAGAACATATTCTGTTTGGTGAAATCTACTTTTTCTTTATTAAAAACTGTCTTAGCCATTTCTCTTACTTCCTTATCATCGCTCTTGTATTGTAACTTCTTTTAAGAGCTGTGTCAACTATTAAATTGCACATGCCTCACATTCGCCATCTTCATCTATTACACCTGCTTCTAAAGCTGGTAACTCTTCTTCAACAAATCCTTCACTAGGATCTTCCTTATAGTCATAAGTGTTTTGATAGTAACTTGTCTTCCAACCTAACTTGTAAGTTGTTAGTAAATCTTTAATCATTACACTCATTGGCACTTCATTGTTTTCGTAGTGTGTTGGATTGTAACTCCAGTTACCACTAATTGCTTGGTCAAAGAACTTTTGCATTACTGCTACTACATTAATATAACCTTCGTTGCTTGGCATATCCCATAACAACGTGTAGTGGTTCTTTAGAGTTTGATACTGTGGAACAATCTGCTTAAGAGGCCCTTTTTTGCTTTTCTTAACGGACAAGTAACCTCTAGGAGGTTCGATTCCGTTGGTAGCGTTCGACACAACGGAACTGCTCTCCGAAGGCATTTGTGCGGACAATGTGCTGTGCCTGAGCCCGTGTTCCCTAATCTGTACTCGTAAAGTATCCCAATCATAATGTAACTTATTCTCTACTACTGCATCAACATCCTTCTTATAAGTGTCAATAGGAAGAATGCCCTTGCTGTATTTAGTACGGTTGAAGTATTCACAAGCACCTCTTTCCTGTGCTAATTTGTTACTTGCTTTTAACAAGTAGTACTGGAACGCTTCTGTTAAATTGTGTACTAGTGTCCATGCTTCTTTGTCTTCGTACTTAACATGATTCTTAGCAAGATAGTGTGCTAGTCCAATGTAGCCTACCCCTAGTGAACGTCTTGCTTTTGTACTAACTTCTGCCGCTCTAATTGGATAGCGTTGATAGTCAATAATTTCTTCTAATGCTCTTACTGCTAGGTCACATAAGTCTTCTAGGTCATCTAGTTCTTTTAGTGTACCTACGTTGATAGCACTTAAAATACATAAAGCAATTTCGCCTTCTTCATCATCGATATGGTTAAGTGGCTTAGTTGGTAGTGTAATCTCTTGACACAAGTTACTCATGTAAACTTTATCTTCAAACGAACTATGTGTGTTACAGTGATCAACATTCATAATGTAGATACGTCCTGTTTCTGCACGTTCTTTGATCAACGCACTAAACAATTCCATAGCTGGGATCTTTTTCTTCTTGATACTTGTAGCACGTTCATACTTTTCATAAAGTTCATTAAACTCATCTGGATCACCAAAGTATGCTTCGTATAAACCAGGCACATCATGTGGCGAGAAAAGAGTTATATCGCCGCCGGCTAATAACCTTTCATACATAGTTTTGTTAAGCTGAATTGAATAGTCTAGTTTACGTACACGATTGTCCTCTGTACCTTTGTTATTCTTTAGCACAAGGATGTCTTCAATCTCTTGATGCCAAAACGGGAAGTGTGTAGTTGCACTGCCGCCACGTACACCATTCTGTGTACAACAACGTACAGTTGCTTCGAACTTTTTAAGGAACGGAATTATTCCTGTGTGTGCAACCTCTCCTCCTCTAATCTTTGCGTTAACGCCTCGTATACGTCCAGCATTGATACCAATTCCTGCTCTCTGCGCGGTATATCGTCCGATAGACATATCACTAGCAAATATGGAGTCAAGAGTGTCGTCACTGTCAACGAGAACACAACTAGCAAATTGACGTATTGGAGTACGTACTCCTGCCATAACTGGCGTAGGTATGTTAACTTTAAATAATGATGTTGCATCATAATAACGTTTCACGTATTGTATACGTGTTTCCTTTGGATAGTTAGCAAACAATGTAGCCGCAATCATCATATACATGAACTGGGGAGTCTCAAATATTTGTCCTGAAGATCTATCCTGACACA